AAAATACGATATTAGAGCGCTTCAGAAATGAGGTGCTTTTTTATACATAAAATTACCGCCCACTGGATAGTGTGGGACCGCAATACGGGGACTGGCCCGATAAAAAGGACAGCGGGAAAAGGAGAAAAAATGGACTTACAGAAAATTCTTGGCGGACTTGAAAACGGCGCAGACCTGATCAAACAAATTGAATCAGAAGTGGGAAAAGAATTTATACCCCGATCTGAATTTAATGCTAAAAATGCCGAGGTGAAGGAACGCGACAAGCAGCTTGGAGAACTCAAGACGCAGCTGGATGAATCAGCAAAGGGCAAGGCTGATTATGACAAGACGATTGCAGAACTTACCGGTAAAGTAAGCAATTATGAGTTATCGTCACTGAAAGCGAGAATAGCCCATGAAAAAGGCATCCCTTATGAATTAGCTGGACGACTCACAGGAGCCGATGAAAAGTCACTCAGAGAGGATGCAGAAACCTTATCAAAGTTAGTAACAAAAGGACAGCCAACACCACCACTTAAGTCAAATGAGCCGACAGGCGAAGGTAAGGACGCGCCTTATAAAGCGTTACTAAACGGATTAAAAGGAGAGTAAAAAATTATGCCAGTATTATCAAAAGGATCACTATTTGCACCAGAACTCGTAACGGATCTTATTAACAAAGTACAGGGAAGATCTTCTCTAGCTGTTCTAGCCGGACAAACTCCAATCCCATTCAACGGACAGAAGGAATTTGTATTTACTATGGATTCCGAAATTGATGTTGTAGCAGAAAACGGTGCTAAGTCACACGGTGGAATTACCGTTACACCTAGAACCATAGTACCTATAAAGGTAGAATATGGTGCTCGTGTGTCAAATGAGTTCATGATCGCGGCTGAAGAAGAACAGATTGCAATCCTTAAAGCTTTCAATGATGGATTTGCACGTAAAGTTGCTAGAGGCCTTGACCTTATGGCTATGCACGGAATCAACCCACGTACTGGACTTGCTTCTGTAGTTATCGGAGAAAACCACTTTGATGCAGCCGTCACGCAGACCGTTGAGTATGTTGCAGCATCTATCGATGATAACATCGGAACCGCTATTGCTACCGTCCAGGGGGCAGGTGGCGATGTATCCGGTCTTGCACTTTCACCAACTGCTTCAGCAGCACTTGCTGCTCTGAAAGTAAACGGTGTAAGAGTTTATCCAGAGTTGGCTTGGGGAGCTGCTCCAGCAAGTCTGAACGGAGTAAAGGTAGATATCAATAAGACTGTATCCGATGCTGACGCTATTGCTAAAGATAGGGCTATTGTCGGAGACTTTGCAAACTCATTCAGATGGGGATATGCTAAGGAAATTCCTACTAAAATCATAGAAGCAGGAGATCCAGACAACAGCGGAAAGGACCTGAATGGATACAATCAGGTTTATATCCGTGCTGAACTGTTTCTTGGTTGGGCAGTCCTGGAAGCTTCAAGCTTCGCAAGAATCATCGACGCAGTAGTGTAGTCGTATGAGGTATAGAAATACAAAAACAGGGGCTATCATTGATAGCCTCTGTGTTATTTCTGGTGGTGACTGGATCCGTGAAGGATGGGCAGTCACTGAAGAAAATGACGGAAAGGTCCATGTAAGACCAGTAGAAAATGGAGAAATACTCGACACACCAGTCGAAAAAGTAATTAAACCAAAGCCGACTAGAAAAAGGCGGTGATCACAATGCTAAATTTTGCAACAGTGCAGGACATAACAAATCTTTTTCGGGAATTAACCCTGGAAGAGACAGATAGGGCGAATGCTCTTTTACCAGTCGTGGCGGATAACTTAAGAGTTGAAGCTAAACGGGTAGGTAAGGATCTCGATCTACTGGCTGTAGACACTGCATATGCAAATGTCCTGAAGTCAGTAGTAGTTGATGTAATTGCAAGAACGCTCATGACATCTACTAACCAAGAACCAATGATACAAAGCTCAGAGTCCGCGCTTGGATATAGCCAGTCAGCTACATTCCTGGTGCCAGGCGGTGGACTATTCATAAAAAATACCGAGCTTATTAAGCTGGGACTTAAAAGGCAGAGATACGGCACTCTGGACCCATATGGAGTGGCTGACACGCTTGCCGCTTTGGAGGTGCCTGAAAATTATGCTTAAAGGTATCACAGTCACTTTGATCACAAAGCAGGAAACCAGCAAGGACCCATTTGACAATCCTGTTTATACAGACGTTGAAATACCAGTTGAAAATGTGCTTGTGGCACCCACTATGAGTGACGATGTAATCAATACTCTTAGTCTAACGGGGCGTAAAGCAGTTTACACACTGGCCATACCTAAGGAAGACACCAATATATGGGAAAACCAAGAAGTAAGATTTTTCGGAAAGCGCTGGCGCACATTTGGTATTCCACTTCAAGGAATTGATGAACTCATACCGCTGAAATGGAACATGAAAGTTATGGTGGAACGCTATGAGTAACTGGAAGATCAAGCTTAATAGCGCTGGTGTGAGAGAACTCTTAAAGTCTCAGGAAATGCAGGCTGTTCTGACAGCTAAAGCATCCGGGATAAGAACCAGGTGCGGTGATGGCTACAACCAGGATATGCACGTAGGTAAAAATCGTGCTAATGCCATGATCTGGGCAGACACAAAAGAAGCCAGGGCGGATAACTCTGAAAACAACACAATTTTAAAGGCGGTGAGGTAATGATCGAGAAAACCATTTTAGATTTTCTGAAGACTCAACTTACCGAACCGGTCCACCTGGAAAAACCGGGAACAGCACCAGCCAGATATGTAGTCTTTGAAAAAACTGGAGGTAGAGGTTCTAACGGACTATTATCTTCCACTTTCGCTTTTCAGAGCTATGCGGAAAGCCTTTACGAGGCGGCTGCACTTAATGAAAGGGTAAAAACTGCAGTACATGATCTGATCACCCTGGATGTAATCGGGTCTGTAAGGCTCAACAATGATTACAACTTCACCGATACCATTACCAAAAAATACCGCTATCAGGCGGTTTACGACATTACTCACTATTAGGAGGTAACAAAATGGACGAAAAAAACGTTTCTTACGCAAAGCCTAAGGTCGGTGGAGCTGTGTCTTCAGCACCACTTGGATCCACGCTGCCAACAGATGCAAAAGTAGCATTAGATGCGGCTTTCAAAAATTTAGGTTTCATCAGCGAAGACGGATTGACCAACGAAAACTCACCAGAGACAGAAACTGTCAAAGCATGGGGTGGAAGCATCGTACTTGCATCACAGACTGAAAAAGCAGACGAATTTACGTATACACTAATCGAAGCAACAAACGTGGAAGTCCTAAAAGAAGTATACGGAGCTGCAAATGTAACGGGGACTTTAGCAACTGTTACAGGCATAACAATCAAGGCTAATGCAACAGAGCTTGAAGCTCATGCGCTAGTAGTTGACATGATACTAAAGGGTGGGCTGCTCAAGAGAATAGTCATCCCAAATGGTAAAGTGTCTGAAATTGGAGAGATCAGTTATGCCGATGCAGATGCAATCGGATACGAGACTACCATTATGGCTTTACCAGATGCTGAGGGTAATACCCACTACGAATATATCGTAGATCCCAAAGTCGTAGCATAGGAGGAAGTTGAATGTTAAAAGGTACTACAAAGTCAGGTTTTAATTTTGAAATCAATGAAAAAAGAATCAATGACTGGAGATTGCTTAGAAAACTTAAAGCTGCAGAGAGCAACCCTTTAGAAACTCCAGCACTATTAGATGCAATGCTTGGCAGTGAGCAAAGTTTGGCATTAGAAAAACATTTAGAAGATGAGGAAGGTTTTGTAGATCCAGACGTCATGATGAAAGAAATCTTTAGTATTTTCGATGAAGTGAAAAAACTAAAAAACTCCTGATCCTCGCCCAGATGTTAAAAAAGGATGAAGAGGCGCTTATTTGCGACTTTGCAGAGACCTATCATATCTACGATTACAAGAGGCTGCCGCTTAAAATGGTGGCCTCTTTAGCTGTAGGCCTAAGAGATTCTTCCAGAATAAAGATGCTGCTAAGCGATGCTCCGGCATCAACAGAAATCATGCTCATGGCGGCGATTGTCGATAGATTAAGCCTATTAGTCTGGTTTCAGACTAAAGATGGTGAGAAAGGCCGTAACAAGCCTAGATCCATACTGGAAACAATTACTCCGAAAGAATCTAAGGTTAGTGTCTTTGAGTCAGGCGAGGATTTTATAAAAACAAGAGAAAATCTATTACATCCCTCACAGGAGGTGGAATAAATGGCAGGAACAGAATTAGGACAAGCTTATGTGCAGATCATGCCGTCGGCAAAAGGAATAGGCAAAAATCTTGAAAAGACAATGGACGGAGAAGCTGCTACCGCTGGCGAAAAGGCCGGTAAAAGCTTAGGTGGAGGACTTGTTGCAACTTTAGGAAAAGTAGTCCTCGCTGCAGGTATTGGAGCGATCATATCCAAGGCCTTAAACGCAGGAGGAGAACTCCAGCAGAATCTTGGAGGCACTGAGGCAGTATTCGGAGATTTTGCTAGCAATATCCAAACAACCGCAAAAGATGCTTATAAAAACATGGGATTGTCGGCATCTGATTATATGGCCACAGCAAATAAAATGGGAACTCTTTTCCAAGGATCCGGCATGGAACAGCAGGATGCACTCAACATGACCAGCGACGCCATGCAGAGAGCTGCAGACGTTGCGTCAGTAATGGGACTGGATACATCTATGGCCATGGAATCAATCGCAGGAGCTGCCAAGGGCAACTTTACCATGATGGACAATCTCGGTGTGGCAATGAATGCGACATCGATTGAAGCTTATGCTCTGGAAAAAGGCATCAACTTTAAGTGGAACACCGCATCACAGGCTGAAAAGTCTGAGGTGGCTATGAAGATGTTTATGGATCGTACGTCACAGTACGCAGGCAATTTTGCTAAGGAATCAGAAGAAACCTTTTCCGGATCACTAGGCGCAATGAAAGGTGCTTTCACTGATACTCTTGGAGCGCTCTCAACTGGTGAAGGATTAGCACCAGCGTTAGAAAA